GATGAACAATTAATTAAAATGGCTACTATAGTACAGCGTGCGCTTAATAATAGTTCTAGCGAAGATGCCTTAGGTATAACGGAAGAAGAAAAGAACCAATTAATGGAGGAGTTAGATAAACTTAACGAAAATTTCGAAGAGAAAAAAGATGGCAAATAAATATGGTTTTTCTAGTATAAATCAACAATTAAATGTTAGTAGTACACCCGATTCAACTCTAAAGAATCAAGTAGACATACTCTCCCAGAATATAATATCTGCTAGAGTAACTGATATTATTCTTGATAGTAATTATCCTAATTTTTTTGAATTAGGAGGGTGGAATGCTGTAGGGACTATATTTTTTGAATCTGTAGGAAATTCACCTTTAAATTCAAACAGTAATAATACAGCTTTACCCTTATTACCTTATTTAAAAAATTACCCACTAGTAAATGAGTTAGTATTATTATTTCAACTCCCAGATACAAATATAGGATCTAATAACAACACTGTAAAGTATTATTATTTAAACCCCATTGCACTTTGGAATAACCAACATATGAATGGTTATCCTAATTTATTAAAAAAAACAACAACTCAATCAACTCAAAATAAATCATATCAAGAGATATCTGAAGGTCAAACTTCCAACTCCACAAATGAGGAAGTTGATTATCAATTTAATTCTCCAACAGTAGGTGGTACTTTTGCAGAAAGGAGTAACATTCACCCCCTTTTATCCTATGCCGGAGATATAATAATGGAAGGTAGATGGGGTAACTCTATTAGGTTTGGTAGTACTGTAAAAATAGATAGTAATAATTGGTCTGGAAATGGTGAAAACGGTGAACCTATTACTATAATTAGAAACGGTCAATCATTAGAATCAAGTGATGAAGGGTGGATCCCAGTAGTTGAAGACATAAATAAAGATTTAAGTTCCATATATTTAACTTCCAATCAGGTAATACCTTTAAAAACAAACATAACTTCAAACCCCACACTATCTACCTCACCAGAAGCTATTACGGTATATTCAGGTAGTCAAGTAATGGTTAATTCTGATAGGTTAGTATTTAATGCCAAAGCTGATAGTATTATTTTAAATTCACAAAAAACCATATCTTTAACTTCTATTCAATCCATAGGTTTATACTCCCAAGAAGGAGATGTAACTCTACAATCAGGTAAGGGAAATGTAAGATTAGGAGATGTTAATGCTAACCAATCAGTTATATTAGGTGATAATTTTATTAATGATTTTTCAAACTTAATAATAAAACTTCAAGCTTTATGTACATCTCTTTCTACAGAACCCAAATTATATGTTAGTGGTCCTGCTGCAACCTCTACTCAAAACCAAATCTCACAGATGTTAAATAATATTAATAATTATACTTCTAAAATTGTAAAAACATTATAAAATGGATTTAATATCATTAGCAACCGATTTTTTATCAACTCCCAAGGGTAAATTACTTTTAGGGGAAGAAATAAATATTGCTGGAATAACATCAAGAATTCAGGAACTATCTACTACCTATAATATTGATTTAGAAGAATTAGCATCATCAACTTTAAGTGAAAAAACTGATGCTTTAACTCAAACTAAAAAGGTAGATAAAACATTAACTGCCAAAGAAAGGATTAAAGCTAAATCATCACAGTTAGATGAAGATAAAAAAAATATAATTAATAAGGTTAAAGAAGAAATAATATTATTAAAACAAAAATTAGTAAGTCAAATTCCTAGGATCGAAACCTATAATATAACAGGAAGATTATTTGACCAACAAACGGGTAATGTATTAAAGGGAGCATCTGTAACTTTAGGAGTAAATACTGATATAGCCCCACCCCCAGATGTTAATTTATCTTTAGATTCTAACTTAATAAGCAATTTACCTAATATAGATTTTCCTGATTTAGTCTTTATCCCCGTTCCATTATATAAAACAATAACAGATAAAAAAGGTGAATTTAGTTTAGAAATTAAAATTCCTATTATACCTCAAAATCAAAAATCACCATTAAATCTTGGTGTATTATATTCAAAAAGTAAATATGTTAAATCTGGAGCACCCATAATAAATGGTGATAAAACAATAAAAACAAATTTATCCGCTTCTAGTTTAATAAATATTGATAAGGCAGCAGAATCTATATCACAAGAATACAATGATACAATTGATAAAGCCCAAGAATTTGTTGCTAATCTAGGATTAACACTTCCAGATAAATTAATTTCAGTTAGAAAATTTAGTATAGCTAAATTAGTAAATGTTATAAAATCTAAATTAATCCCATTGGCTGTTGGTATATTATTAGCTTTTGGCATATCTAAACTCTCCCAGGCTAATAGAAAAACTTGCCCTACCCCTGAAGAATTAAATGAGTTAATTAGAAGAAGAAATAAAATAGTTAGACAACTTAACCAAATGTATGCCACTATTGTTATTAATACTGCTTTAGCAGCCGCATTTTTAATACTATCTAAATCTTTAAAAGGAGTAAGATTATCATTAGATGCCCTTCCTTTACCACAAGCTATTGGAGGACCAGGCCCTATAGGCTTAGTATTTGCCTTACCTTATTCTTTTACAGCTAAATTACAACATATTAATGATGAATTAGAAAAATTAGAGGAACAATTTGATGGTATGAATAGAGCAACCTTAGTTTCTTTAGTAATTTTAATAGCTGGAACTGCTACTTGTGTTCTTTTATTACAAGGTATTGATGGTATGGTACAAGAGTGTGCTGAAGAATTTAATAATAATAGTAATAATAATATTAATAATATAGAATTAGAACCGATCAATCAAGAATTATTAGATTTATCCCAAGAACAAGAAGAAGATGGTAATCCAATTATAAAAAATATTAATGGTTTTACCATGGCAGTAGTAACAGATGATAAGAATCCTGTAGGTAGCTTAAAAAGAAGATATGCTATTGCTAAAAATACTCGAGGTGTGGTTCAATTGAAAGGTGAACCTTCATTTAGTGCCTCAGACCAAATACTAATCGATGAACTTGTATTTTATATACAACAAAACGATTTAAAAGCATTCTAGTTTAATATTTATAATAAATCACCATAATATGAAATTAAGTCAATTAAAAACTATTGTAAAAGAAGCCGTAAAAGAAGCAATCCAAGAGGAAATGAAAGATATCCTTATGGAAGCTGTACGTTCTCCTAAACAAACAGTTCATGAAAACATAATGGGTACTCCTACAACAAATGTAGCAACTCCAACTCCAATGTCAACTGATAATAGAATGGCCATGCGAGAAAATATACAAAATGTTTTAGGGGGTATGATGCCTGGAGCAAATGGTACTTTATCTGCTACTTCATCAGATGTACCTTTACAAGTAGGAAGCGGAGATACAACCTCACCCAATGGTAGTTTACCACAAGGAAGTGTTAGTATGGATCAAATAATGGGTTTAATGAGCAATAAAGGATAATTATGGCATTCGGAGCGAGACAAATATATCCAAATGATTTGCGACCTAGAGTTGCGATTGGTGTGGACTTACCTTTTAGTGGTCCTACTGCTTTCACTCCTAATTATCAAACTAAAGATGCTATAAAAAATAATTTAATTAATTATTTATTAACAAACCCAGGTGAAAGAGTAGAAAATCCTTTATTTGGAGCAGGTTTAAGACAATATATTTTTTCTCAAATATCTAATAATAATCTAAATTTTATTCAAGAGGATTTACAAGAAAAAATAAAATCTAATTTTCCTGATATTTCACTTAAGTCTGTAGAAGTTTTACAAAGTATAAACTCAAATACTATACAAGTAAATATAAATTATAGTATACCAAATACGGGGATAAATGATACTTTAGAATTAAATTTTAACTAATGGCAGTACAAAATAAAGACATAACATATATAAGTAAGGATTTTAATGATATAAGATCCCAACTTATTAATTTTTCACAAACATATTTCCCTAATACTTATACTGATTTTAGCCCAGCTTCACCTGGTATGATGTTTATGGAACAGGCAGCTTATGTTTCAGATGTATTATCCTTTTATTTAGATAATCAAATTCAAGAAACTTATTTACAGTATGCAAGACAATTTGATAATTTATATGATCTTGCCTATATGTTCAGTTATAAGCCTAAAGTAACAGGTTTATCTATTGTTGATGTAGATATATTTCAACAAATCCCATCTAAAGTTATTGGGTCTGAAACCATTCCTGATTTTAATTATGCTTTAGATATACCTCAAAATGCCTCCATCTCTTCACGAAGTGGTAATAAATTTACTATACAAGAAGCAATTGACTTTTCAGTATCCTCTTCAATAGATCCTACAATAGTTACAATTTCTCAAATATCTTTAGGAGAACCAACTTACTATCTACTAAAAAAGACTAGAAAAGCAGTTTCAGGTAATATAACTTCTACTAATTTTACTTTAGGTAATTATGTTGAATATCCAACTTTGGAACTTAATGTATCTAATATTTCTAATATAATAGATATAGTAGATTCTGATGGTAATCAATATTATGAAGTAGATTATTTAGCACAAGATTTAATATATGATAGTATTAGAAATACCAATACCAACGATCCTAACTATTATACAGATACAGACACCCCTTATATTCTAAAAACCAAATCTGTAAATAGAAGATTTGTTACTAGGTTTTTAAATGAAAGTACTTTACAAATACAATTTGGATCAGGTAAACCACTTCAAAATGATGAAGAAATAGTCCCAAACCCGGATAATGTAGGTTTAGGTTTACCATTTGAACAGAATAAACTTACAACCGCTTATTCACCTACTAATTTTGTATTTACAAACACATATGGTATAGCTCCATCTAATACTACTTTAACTGTAAGATACCTATCAGGAGGTGGGGTTTCTTCTAACATAAATGCAAATTCTTTAAATATTATAGACTCTTCAACTGTTAGATTTTTAAATGCTGGTTTAAATAATACTGCTACAGCAGATTTTGTATTTAATTCATTAGCAATTAATAACCCTTCGGCAGCTAGTGGTGGGGGAAGTGGAGATACAATAGAAGAAATTAGACAAAATTCATTATCTAATTTTAATACACAACAAAGAAATGTTACAGCTGATGACTATTTAATTAGGGCTTTAAGTATGCCCCCTAAATATGGTGTAATATCAAAAGCTTTTACAGCTAAGGCCTCAACTAAAGACCCAGATACTATTTTAGATTTATATATCTTAACCCAAGATCTTAATGGTAATTTAAATAAATCTTCAGATGCTATAAAAAATAACCTAAAAACTTATATAAATCAATATAGGATGATAGGTGATTCAGTAAATATAAAAGATGCTTTTATAGTTAATATTGGTTGTGAGTTTGATATTATAACCCTTCCTAACTTTAATAACAACGAAATATTAACCCAATGTATAGGAGTAGTACAAAATTATTTCTTAATACGTAAATGGCAAATAAATCAACCTATTATATTAAGGGAAATAACCTTATTATTGGACGCAGTACCTGGAGTTCAAACAGTCGCTAATATAGATATAATAAATAAAGCAGGTACAACTAATGGGTATTCAGAGTATGCATACAGCATCCCGGGAGCAACACAAGGAGGAGTAATTTATCCTTCATTAGACCCTAGTATATTTGAAATTAAATTTCCTAACGATGATATAAAGGGAAGAATAGTATCTTTAGGTACAGGAACTTTTGGTTACGGAGGATATTAAAACATAAAAAATGGCAGTATATAAATTATTTCCCTTACAAGATGCATCAATGTATGCCTTTTATCCCTTTATGAATACTGGGATAGATGCTATTATTGAAGTAGGTAACCTAAACGTTAACATAAATCCATTACCACAAGTATTTAGATATTTAGTAGAATTTGATCAAGATCAAATTAATAGTGTTATCCAAAACACAGTTGGAAGTGGGATTCCTTTTTCAAGTACTTTAAAAGCATATGTAGCTAATGCTCAAGGTGTTATATTTGATACTGAAATGGAAATTTATCCCGTTTCTGGTTCTTGGAATAATGGTAGTGGTACTTATTTAGATTCACCTTTTACTACAAATGGAGTCAGTTGGAAGGCTCAGAACTTCTCAGGATCATCTACCTCAGGAGCAAAATATTGGGATACAGATATCCCATTACTTTCTACTTTAGTTACTGCTTCATGGCAAACAGGTACCCCAGGTGGTGGAACTTGGTTTACAGGCTCAACAGATATAAATAATCCTAATATTGAAGTTACCCAATCATTTAAATTAAGATCAGATAAAGACCTAAAAGCAGATGTTTCAGATATAGTAAATGTTTGGTATTCAAGCTCTAACAATATAGGAGGATTTACAGATATACAAAATAATGGATTTTTAGTAAAATGGGAAGATGCAATAGAATTTAATTATTCTGATGCTATTCAACCCATAATACAATTTTATTCAGTTGATACAAATACTATTTACCCTCCCTTATTAGAAATTCAATGGGATGATTCTAGTTTTAATACAGGATCACTTCCTCCTTTAGAAACAGCAGACATATTTGTTGCTCTAGATAATAACCCTGGAGTGTTTTATAGTGAAAGTATTAATAGATTTAGACTAAATTGTAGACCTGATTATCCTGTAAGGATATTCCAAACCCAATCTATAGATACTATAAATCATTACCTACCAGAAGGTTCATTATGGGCCATTAAAGATTTAGATACTAATGAATTCATAATTCAATTTGATAGTAATTACACTAAAATAAGTTGTGATTCTGTAGGTAATTATTTTGATGTATATATGACTGGTCTACAACCAGAAAGATACTATAAAATTTTAATACAAACCACAATTAGTGGAAGTACACTAGTTAAAGATGATAATTACTATTTTAAAATAGTTAACGGATAATGGCAGAAGAAAGATTAGAT